CATCGGCGAAATCCGTTATGACTTGCTGGATGCGCTGGGGCATGGTTATTCCTGCACGGAGCTGGCCTGGGGCAAGAATCGCCAGAATTTTTGGGTACCGGTGGAGTTAGCGCACCGGTCACCGACCTGGTTTACCGTTCCGCCGTTCGACCGAAACACCTTGCATCTGCGTGATTACAGCGAGCCGTATGGCGCACCGCTAACGCCATTCGGCTGGTTGGCGCATTTCCACAAATCGCGGGCCGGCTATATCGCCCGTACCGGATTGCATCGGGCGCTTGCATGGCCGTATCTGTACAAAAATTATTCGGTGCGCGATCTGGCCGAATTTCTGGAAGTCTACGGGCTGCCCATCAAAATCGGCAAATATGCCGACGGCACCGAAGATCAGCAAAAAATGGATTTGATGAATGCGCTGTTATCCATCGGCCATCATGCCGCCGGCATCATCCCGGAATCGATGCAAATTGAACTGCAGCAAGTCAGCGGCCAGGGCCACGCGGATTCGTTCAAGATCATGATGGATTGGTCGGATGATGCGATTTCAAAAGCCATCTTGGGCGGTACGTTGACATCCAGCACGGCGGCGCACGGTAATCGTTCGCTGGGTGATGTGCATAACGAAGTGCGGCTGGATATTCGCAACGACGATACCAGCCAGCTCGATAATACACTGAGCACTCAATTGGTATACCCCATGGCCGTGTTGAATGGCTTGTTCGCCGACGACCGTTGCCCGGCATTTGTATCCGACACGCAAGAGCCGGATGACCTAAAGCTATATGCTGATTCGTTGCCTAATTTGGTTGGCATTGGTTCACAAATACCGGTCAGCTATGTGAATCAAAAATTGAAGATTCCGGTACCGGTGAAAGGGGAACCGATTCTAATGCCCACAAAAACAGCCCTGCCTGGCGATGGTGCTGACAATGTCGATGCGGCGGCATTGATGATGAGCTTTATGAAGCTTGTCGCGCTTTCGCAGAATACACCCCCAGCGAAGACGTCCGACACGGCCCAGGTGGATAATCCTGGGCCTGCCGGCGATATTGATCCGACCTCGGTGGATTCGCAAACTGATATCTTGGCCCAGGATGCCGGGCCGGCCATCAAGGATTGGGTGGATGTGCTGCGTGGTAAAGTCGAGAAAGCCGATTCGTTGGTAGCGCTGCGGGACGATTTGTTGGCGGCGTATGGCGAAATGGATAGCTCGGAATTGACTAAAGTCATGGCCGTAGCCTTTGCAACGGCGGACTTGTCGGGGCGGTTTGATGTGCGTGAGGGCGGCTGATGGGTCTAAACCTATCGCCGACCCAGGTTGCTTTCAATGCCCGTGGTGATGGCAAATTCAATACGCCATTCCCGGAGCAACAAGCCTTTTTTCGGCAAAAGCTCAATTTGCCTACCCAGCATTACGACGATATCAAAACGTCCGGCCATGACCGGGCCTTCGTCGTTGCCGGCGCGACCAAGGCGGCGCTGCTGACCGATCTGCATGACGCCATCCAAAAAGCCATTGACGAAGGAAAAAGCCTGGATTGGTTCCGCAAGGAATTTGACACGATTGTCCAGCGCCACGGTTGGGAGGGCTGGACCGGCTCCGAAACCAAGGCCGGGCACGATTGGCGCACGCGGGTGATCTACAAAACCAATCTTTCGGCCAGTTATGCCGCCGGGCGCTACCAGCAAATGAAAGACCCGGACGTGATCAAAGCCCGCCCATATTGGAAATACATCCATAACGACACGGTTGCTCATCCACGTCCTTTGCATAAGGAATGGAGCGGCACCGTTTTAGCGCATGACGACCCTTGGTGGGATACGCATTACCCGCCCAATGGCTGGGGCTGCCGTTGCCGGGTCACGCCGGTGGATAAATCCGAATACAGCAATCAAGCAGCGCCGGAAAATGGCGAATACACCATCCAGGATCGTAACGGCGTCAACCATACCATGCCCAAGGGCATCGATTACGGTTGGGGCTATGAGCCTGGCGCAAGCCTGGAACCGCGCAATCTGTCCGAGCAAGTCATGGACGAATGGCGGGCGGTCAAGGCGGATGCGTGGGAAACGTTGACGCCGGGTAACTATGTCTCTAACCATCGCCCGGCTATGATTCCCATCGATCAATCCAGTACCTCACCTGCAAAACGCTTATTTACAGCGGACGAAGCTACAGCCGCTTTGCGCGAACAGTTTCACGGCGATAGCAAAGTTTATAGCGTCGGTGGCGATTGCAATTATCCGGTGATGATCGACGCCAAAACCCTGGGCGAGCATATTGATCCGGTTCGGGCGAAATATTTGCCCTACATTGACGATCTGATGAATGATCCGTATGAAGTATGGAGCATGATTCAGCGGCACAAAGGCACCGGCAAAACCGAAATGCGGGTACGGGTGATCAAGCGGATCGACACCGGCGATAAAGAAGGCATGCTCTTAGTTGCCCAGGCGAATAAGGGACAATTGGAAGCCTGGACGTTTATTCCAGTCGATAACTTGAAATACCTGAATAAGCAGCGAGAAGGGATTTTGATTTATGGCAGATAAGGATCTCACGAATGCGCTCATTCGTGGACGATCAGGAGAGGTATTGAAGAGCGCTTCACCATCCCAACCCATGGTTAGTATATGGCTGATTTAGTCGAAATCAAGCTTGATTTTGCACAAGTACAAAACGCTTTGCGAAATTTACAAGCGGCAGCCGGCAATCTCACGCCGGCATTCAAAGTGATTGGGCATGCGCTGAAAGAATCCACCCAGCATCGTTTTGAAACCACGACCGGCCCGGACGGCGAAAAGTGGGAAGACAACAGCAACGCCACCATCAGCAACTACGTCCATTCCGTCGGCGGCACTAAATCCAAGGATGGCAAACTACTCAGTAAGAAAGGCGAAAAGCGCTGGGATAACAAAAAGCCGTTATCGGGCAAATCCGGCGAACTGATGGACAGCATTAATTTCAACGCCTCGGATCACACCCTGATCCTTGGTAGCCCCATGGAATATGCCGCCATGCAGCAATTCGGCGGCACGAAAGCCGAGTTTCCGCATTTGTGGGGCGATATCCCCGCCAGGCCGTTTTTAGGCCTGTCGAACGCGGACGAAGCCGAGATTTTGAAAATCATCGAGCAGCATATCGACAATGCGTTTTAAGCCCCGAAACGTACAAAACCGCTATATCGGCCTGTAAAAATCCATCGCTAGCGTTTATAAACGCCGTGCGGCGGCATTTGAGCCGATTTTATCCAGTCCAGCCGGTGCAAAACCAGCGAACGTTCCACACCTCACGCAATATTAAACCCCTTTAAAACCAAAGCCGCTCTGACGCATTCAAAATGCGGCCCATGAGCAAAATTAAACCCCATTCCCCCAAAGCCAAAGCAGTGGTGACGTGTTCCGCCCAGCTCGTTGAGTTGGGCGGCCAAGCGCCGAGTGAAATTCGGTTATTGCCGGATGGTAAATTCCGGGCCAAGGATGGCCGACCGGCGGAATTGTCTTGCTGGGTCATGAACAACCAATGCGCCGTGGCGATCTTGAGCGCCGCCGGCAAGCAGGCGGATGCCTATGTCATCGACTATGACCATCAAACCCTGAATGCGCGCGCCAACGGCCAACCGGCTCCGGCAGCGGGTTGGTATCGAAATTTGGAATGGCGGCCAGGCGATGGGTTGTTTGCCACCGATGTGGAATGGACAGCCGCCGCCAAACAAATGATCGAGAACAAGGAATATCGATACATCAGCCCGGTGATGGCCTACGACCGGCAAAGCGGCGAAATCATTGCCGTGACCATGGCTGCTCTGGTGAATCATCCGGCGCTGGATGGCCTGAACGATTTGGCCGCCGCCCATTTTGACTATTTACTAAACGATGAGACTACGACGATGGATAAAGACGATTTGATCGCGGCGTTATGTTACCTGCTGAATTTGCCGGTAACCTCAACTCCAACGGAAATATCGAACGAACTGGATAAGGTGAAAGCCATTATTACTGGTTCGGACGGTAAAACAGAAGGCCTGGCGGCATATCTGGCGAAACAGCATACCGCTTTGGCGGCCAACCCGGATCCTGCCAAGTATGTACCGCTCAGCGTGGTGCATGAACTGCAAACCCAATTCGCGGCGCTATCGGCCAAGCTGCAAGGCAATGAGCTGGAAAAACTGATCGCCATCAATGAAGCCAAGCTGCCCACGCCCGGCCTGAAGGAATGGGCCAAAACGCTGTCGATGGACGCCTTGTCCGCCTATTTGCAAAACGCGGTGCCGGTCGCGGCCTTGGGCGGTATGCAAAGCGGCGGCAAAGAACCCGGCGGCGGCGAAACAGCGGCCTTATCAGTCGAGGAAAAGGCCATTTGCAAACGCATGGGGCAGTCGGAAAAAGACTACCTGGCCTATAAACAACAATTAGCGGAGGGCGCGTCATGACCGCATTATCAGCAGATCGTAATACCCCGATGAAAGATGGCCGCAAGGCCGCTTTTCCGGTCGCGGCCAGTGCGGTGATTTATGTCGGCGCATTAGTGGGCATTAATAACTCGGGCTATGCGGTACCGATGTCGCTTGCCACTGGCCTGGCTTGTGTCGGCGTGGCCGAATTTCAGGCCAATAATAGCGGCGGCGCGGCGGCGGCGATCAACGTGATCGCGCAGCGCGGCTTGGCGTTTCGGTTTAACAATGGCAGCGGGATTACGCTGGCGAATGTCGGCGCGACGGCTTATGCATTGGACGATAACACCGTCACGACCAGCAGCGCCGGGGCCAGTGCCGTAGGCACCATCGTCAACGTCGATGCAACCGGCGTTTGGGTCAAAATTTTTTAAGGGTTAGGCAATGGAAATTAATCAAAGTAATTTACAGGCGGCATTCACTTCGTTCTCCTTGTCTTTTAACCAAGGTTTCCAGATGGCTGAATCCACGTATGAGCAGGTGGCGACAACCACCAATTCAACGACGGATAAGACCATGTATCCCTGGCTGGGAAAAACGACCTGGTTTTCGGAATGGTTTGGCGAGCGCACATTGCAATCGCTTGAAGCACATCAATATACCCTCAAAAACCGAGACTTCGAAAATACCGTCACGGTCAGTCGGAACGATTTTCTGGATGATCAGTATGGCGTTTATGCCAAATTCTTCGAACAGCTAGGCGACGATGCGAAAGCGCATCCCGATTCGCTGATATACCCCTTATTGGCCAACGGCTTCACCAATCTCTGTTACGACGGCCAGCCGTTCTTTAACGCCAATCATCCGGTCGAAAACGCGCAGGGCGGCGGCTATACGATGGTGTCCAATTACAATGCCGGCGGTCCTTCAGTACCTTGGTTTTTGTTGGATACCTCCCGGCCCTTAAAGCCGCTGATATTCCAAAAACGGCAGGACTATAAATTCGTCTCGATGGTCAATGACCAGGACGAATTTGTGTTCAACCGCAAAGAGTATCGGTATGGCGTGGATTGCCGGGTACAATCCGGTTATGGGTTCTGGCAGTATGCCTATTGCTCCACCCAAACGCTGAATCAAGCGAATTTCAGCGCCGCGAAAGCCGCCATGCGCAACTTCAAGGCCGACAACGGCCAGCCAATGAATGTGAAACCAAATCTGCTGGTGGTGCCGCCCAGCCTGGAATTAACCGCGCTGAACTTGCTGAACGCGGCCATGATCCCGAACGCGCAAGGCACGGCAGCGCAATCCAACGTGCTGACCAGCGCGGCTAAACTGATCGTCACACCATGGGTAGGTGCGTAATGGCAAAGCAAAAAGCAGCCGCCGCCAGCGCGGCACAAACCAATGGCTATACCCATATTTCAGTCAGTAGCTTTGCTAAACGTTTTTGCGAAGCCGGGCGAGCGTTTTATCCGGAGCCGACGTTGATTGCCTTGGATGAGCTGGAGGATGATGAAATCGAGTTGCTCGAAAACAGCCCATATCTGAAGGTTAGTTTTGAGGAGGTTGCGCCGCCGGCGGATGACCATACAGCGGAGGCAAGTTCTGAAGTTGAGGAACAAGCCAACGTCGAAAACTCGACTAAATAGGAGGGGTGATGTCTGAGCCGATTATTTATGCGTCCGCCGATTTGTTGCCCAGCCCTGCCGCGTTTGGGGTGGGGTATGCGCAGATTTTGTCTGGCACTAAATATTATTGCGATGGGAGTGCGTGGATAGCTCTGGGTAGCGATGGCTTGCCATTGCTCAGAAATATCGGCAATCGCTGTTGTTACAATGAGCAACAAGGCGTCACTCTGCCGACCATTATGAGCAGATCGTTGCATACTAATAAATCTGATTTGCCGCAATATAGCCTGCAAATAATGCTGCATAATTTTGCCAATGCAGCGACAGCGGAGGCAGGAACCGGATCGCCCGCTACATTCACCGCATCGATCGAATATCCTGCTGGAAATTATAATCGGGTGAAATTCGGAGGCAACAATCAAGGTGTAGTACCGAACAACGGCACTTTGCTGTCGGACTTGGTCACGTTATCTACACCGATCCCACCCAATGCTCAATTTTATGTTCGGACTTGGCAGTCGAATCCATCAGGATGTATTTACACACAATATGGCGGTAGCAACGCGAATAATAATACAGCCGATGGCCTGAATTATGGGGGTACTCAGGCGGATTTGGTGATGGGTGGCACAGTCAACCAAATCCAAGCCGCTTATCGACCCTATGCCATTGTAGGCCTCTCAAACCGGCCTGCTTGGATCATGTACGGAGATTCGCGAAATTTAGGGATTGGGGAGGGATCGGGAGCTAGTGCCGCAGGATTATGTGGATATGCCGAACGGGCGTTGGGTCCATATTTTGCGACGCAAAAAATTGGTATATCGAGCGATACGTTAGCCGGTTTCTTGGGTAGTCACACAAATCGACTGGCAGCCGCCAAATACGCAACTCATATTTTATTACAGTATAACGTGAACGATGATTACAACTCATCGTTAAATCTGGCACAAATGCAAAATAATGTTAAATCGTTTATTGCATTGTTTCCAGGCAAAAAAGTTTACGCAACTACTTTGGAACCCGAGACTACTTCCTCAAATGCTTGGGCTGACCAGGCCGGTCAAACTGTAACCGATGTCACCAAGAATGGCGTCAGAACCGCCTATAACGATTCATTGCGCGGAAATGCGATTACGGGCCTGGCAGGTTATATCGATATCGCCGCAGTATTGGAAAGTACGCCAAACGGCGGCAAATGGATTACCAATGGTACTGCTAACTATTATGTCGACAACTTAGGCGTGCACGGCTCGGCAGCGGCGAATGCATTGGCCGGTACGCCGACTGTGTTCAATCTGTTTAATCTATGACCTACGCCACCCAACAAAACCTAATCGACCGTTTCGGCAGCGAGGAGTTACTCTCGCTGACCGATCCGGCCAACACCGGCACGATCAACGCGACGACGGTCAATACAGCGCTGTCCGATGCGGAGGAAGTCGTCAATGGGTATATTGCCGCGAAAGTGGATTTGCCTTTGGTTAACACGCCGGCGATTTTGGTGCATCTGGAATGCGATATCGCACGTTATTTGCTATACGGTGCGTATCCAACAGACCTGGTGAAAGAGCGTTTCGAAGAAGCCAAGCGCACCTTAAGAGACATTGGCAAAGGTATTTTCAGCCTGGGCTTGGATCAGGCCAATCACGATGTCGTGGTCAATTCCCCGGCCTTCATTGAATCAAGCGCTTCCGTGTTTGGTCGCGATCAATATTAAACCCCTTTAAAACCATCCCTTCTTATCACTCATTAGACTAATGCTATGTTTTTAGCCGGGTCTAATGATGACTACCTTTTCAGCCGTTGAAGACGCGATTATCGCCGTCGCCAATGCCAAATTACCGAACAAACTGAACGAATGTCGCTCGTTGCCGGGCAGTTGGTCGGTCGAGCTGCTCAAGCAGCTGTTGCAAAGATCGCCGTCTGTCTATGTATCGTTCCTGGGCGGCGATTTCGATCCCGCCAATCCGGCTCTTTTGAACGGCGTTTTCGATGTGTACTTCGTGCAAAAAGATGCCGATGAAGCCACGCGCCGGCGCGGCAACAGCCGGGCTATCGGCTGCTACGACATGATGGATGCTGTCATTCCCTTTATCAACGGCTTAACGGTTCCAGGTGTCGGCTCATTACGGGCTAAGTCCGTCAAAAATTTATTTGCCGCCGTGCTGCAAGATTTAGGCGGCAGCGTCTATGCCGTGTCATTTACCTTGCCGCGCATGCCATTGGGGGCGGATTTCGATCCTTCAACATTGCATCGATTCCTAACCTTCCACGCCGAGTCCGACATCAACGGCGACCACGTCACCGATTTCATTACTCAATTCGACCTGCCCCAGGGGTAAACCATGTTTGTCAAACCGACCATCAACCCGGAAACCGGCGAGCCGTATCACATCCGTCAACCCGAGCGCAATCACATGCCATTGCCCGCCGCCGGCGGCGATGTGCCGGCGAATCGGTATTGGCTGATGCATTTATACGAAGGCAGCATTGAAATCGCTCAGCCACCGGCGGTGGAACTAGGCATTAAAGTGTTAAACAAACAGGAGCCTAACTCATGATCGAATTTAACCTATTCCCGGCCAACGTACGTGTGCCGGGCGTCTATATCGAATTTGACGGACGCCTGGCCGGGCGCTCGGTGTTCGAGGGCGTGGCCGCGATTATCGGCCAGCGCCTCACCACCGGCAGCGTGGCCGCCGGCGTGATGACACCGATAACCGGCAACACCGCAGCCATCGATAGCATGTTTGGACGCGGAAGTATGATTGCCGAAATGATCAAGGCCGCCAAAGCCGCCGAGCCCTGGTTACAGCTTTGGGCAGTGGCGCTGGACGATAACGGCGCGGGCGTTGCGGCGGTGAAGTCATTGTCATGGACCGGGCCGGCTACCGCCGCCGGCACCATCAACTTATATATAGCCGGTTACATGGTGCAATGCGCGGTGCTGGTCGGCGATACGGCGGCGATGATAGCGACCAACTTGGTCGCAGCCATCAATGCCCGGACCGATCAACCGATGATCGCCAGCATCAACGGCACCCACAATTACCAGGTCGATCTAACTTGCAGATGGAAAGGCGCGACCGGCAACGATATTGATGTGCGCATCAATTATTACGATGCTGATGTATTGCCCGCCGGCCTGACCTATACGCTGACCACGACCACCGCCGGCGCGACTAACCCGGTATTGACCCCGGCCATTACCGCTCTCGGTACAAATTGGTACAACTGGATCGCTTTCCCATATACCGACAGCGCGAATATGACTTTGATCGAAAACGAACTGGGCAGCCGCTTCGGGCCGATGCGAGCCATCGGCGGTCGGGGGTTCACAACATATGCCGGCAGCCTGGCCGCCACCGGTTCTTTCGGCACTAGCCGCAATAGCCCGCATGTGACTTGCCAAGGCGCGGGCTTAAGCCCAACAGCGCCATGGCTTTGGTCGGCTGTGAATATGGCGGTCAGCGGCCAGGGCTTATCAATTGATCCGAGCCGTCAACTGCGCGGCAAAGCCCTACTAGGCATTTTGCCGCCGGCGCTGAAAGACCAATGGGACGCCACCCAGCGCAATACGCTGCTGTTTGATGGCATCGCCACCACCACCGTTGACAGTGGTGGCAATGTGCTGATCGAGGCCGAAATCAGCATGTACCAAACCAACAGCGCCGGCGTGGCGGATGACACTTGGCTGTATATCAACACGCCGGAAACGCTGGAGCGCATCCGCTATGAACAACGCGGCTACTTCACCACCCATTATCCGAACTGGAAATTAGCCGGCGATACCTATGACGTACCGCCGGGACAGCCGATCATGCAGCCGAAAAAGGCCATTGCGGAGCTGCTCTATCTCTATCAAAAGGTGTTCATGGATCGCGGCTGGGTGCAAGATTACGAGGGCTATAAAGCCACAATCGTGGCGCAAATCAACGGCGATAACCTCGATAGGCTGGATATTTACGATAGCCCAGCATTGATTCGAAACATGCGGATTACCGCAATGCATACGGAGTTTAGATAATGGCAGCGAGTAACCAAGTTGTAGGTCGCGCTACGATCAGTTTAGGTGCGATTGGTGTGGTCCCAACTGAGCATGGGGCCACTTTGAATCCTGGCGGCGTGAAACGTAACCCAAAGGCATCCGATAACGGACGTACCTATTTTTCCGCCGAAACCGCCTCTCCGGAACTGAGTTGTAAAGTTATGGCCACGGTCGGCATGAATTCGCTGCTACTCAATTTTGAAGGCGCTACGGTCGTATTCGAGGCGGATACCGGCCAAAAATATATGCTGATCAACGCCTTCACCACCGATCCAGTGCCGCTGGATACGAGCGCCGGAACCTATGATCTGAAGCTATCCGCCGAATCTTGCGAGGTGATGTAATGGCGACCATTATCCTGAAATATCCGATCAAATTTCACGATCAAACCGTCAGTGAAATTACCTTGGCGGATCGGGTCAAGCTCAGCCATTTAAAACAAATGGACGCCGCGACCGGCGAAATCGGAAAAATCTCCGCCCTGATCGGTGCCTTAGCCAATTTGCCTGTGTATGCTGTGGATCAACTCGACGGCGAAGACCTGTCGCCGATCATGGAGGAAATCGGCAGTTTTTTAGACTTATCCCAAACAATTGGCGGCAAGTGATGGCCGATGTTGCTTACATGTTCCATTTTCCACCGTCCGAATTATGGATGATGGACATGGATGATCTGTTAATGTGGCACGAAGAGGCTTTGCGGATTCATGACGCAACTCAGGCTTAATCTTGTTCTGAATGCGGTCGATCATTTGACCGCACCCCTCAGGGCGCTGAATGAACGGCTCTTGGCTATGCAATCGCCTGTGCGGCGTTTGGGCCAAGCGCTGAACCAATCGCTGCAATTGACCGGCATTACCCGTATCCATAGTGGTTTGATGAGCATCGGCCAGGAAGTGGGCGCGCTGACCTTCAAGCTGACGGCCTTGGCGACCGGCATTGGCTATGCAATCAAGCGCTCGTTTATCGACACCACCGCCGAATTCGAAAAATATGAAACGGTGCTGATCACGTTTTATGGCACTTCGGAAAAAGCCAAAGGGGCAATGGATTGGGTCAGTCAATTTGCGGCCAAAACGCCTTATGAATTGGACGAAACCACCCAGGCGTTTATCGAGTTGAAATCTTTTGGTTTGGACCCAACCGCCGGCGCATTGAAAGCCGCCGGCGATGCCGCCGCCGGCATGGGCAAGCCGTTCGGTATGGCGACCAATACCTTGGCGTCCGCCATGCGAGGCCAAGCTGAAATGTTGGACAATTTTGGTATTTTCGGACGGATCGAGAAAGACAAGATGATCATGGACTGGGTCGATAATGCCGGGAAAGACCATCGGCGAGTGCTGGAAAAGACGGATCGAAAAGGCATTGCCGCTGCGATCACCGATATCTGGAACAAGAAATACGGCGGCTCGATGGATCGGCTGTCCAGCACCTTTACAGGCATCGTCTCCAATATTGAGGACAATTTTACCCGCTTGGAAGTCAAAGTCATGAACAGCGGCGGTGGCTTCGAAAAACTCAAAGCCAAGCTACAAGCTGTCCTGGATAAATTGAACTATTTCCAAACTCCGGAAGGCCTTAAAGAACTGGACGTCTATTCGCTGAAGCTGGCAAACGGTATCGATTGGCTATCCGACAAGCTGGGCGTCGCCTGGACCAAAATAAACGAATTTAAAGATGCCGTGGGCGGCTGGGGCAATTTGGCCAAGCTAGTGTTTGGCGGCGTAGCAGCGATTGTGGCTGGACCGTTGTTGGTGGCGATTACCAGTCTGGCCGCTGGTTTATCGATGTTGGTGTTGGCCTTTGCGGCTAATCCGATTTTGCTAGCCATCGTTGCTATTGGCGCGGCGATTGCCTTGGTCGTCAAAAACTGGGACGCATTAAAGGCCGGGTTCCAGTCTGGTATCGAGTCTATCGTGCGCTGGCTGAAAGATGGCCTGATATTGACGATTCAGGCCGTAGTCGATGGTATCGGCGGTATTGCCGACGCCATTGTCCGCATCATGCATCTGCAAAACCCATTTTCCGTTGATCCAAACCAAATGCCGGACCAACAACCCGCCGCGCCTGGACGCCCCAATCTGCCACCACTGGCTAAGCCAGCGCCACTCGTAATTAAACCGGGATTTATGACGCCGATGGCAGCTCCGCAGGCGGCTGACGGCAAAATTACACTGGAAATTGTCAGCCCAGTGCCGACTAAAGTGCGTTCGATGCAAGCCAATACCGGTGAAATCAATGTCATCAATACGCGTGCTGGAGCGCATTTCCAATGACCGCACACATACCCGCTTGGAAAGCCAACATGCTGCCGGCCAGCCTAGCTGGCCTACCTTTTTTTGTAGATGGCGCGAATGGAAAATTCGGCCGGCGTTACGTTTTACATGAATATCCGGGCCGCGATATTCCATATCCCGAGGATATGGGCCGCAAAGGCAGGGCTATCAATATTCAGGCATTCGTGATCGCCAATAAAAACAATAACGGCGATTATATGAAAGACCGTGATGCGCTGATTGCCGAGGTCGAAAAGCCCGGCGCCAAGCAGCTTGTGCATCCTTGGTTAGGCCGCATGACCATCACCGTCTTTGATTTCGAACTGGGGGAATCCACCCGCGAAGGCGGTATGGCCACAATCACGTTGTCTGTGGTCGAATCCGGCGCGGATATTTTCCCAGAAGTACGCACCCAAACGCCGGCGGCGGTGATTGACCAGGCGAAAACCAGCGAACTATCGGTAGCCAGTTGGTTTGCCAATGCGGTGAATTGGGATCTGGCGAGTTACCTGCAAACCAATATGAAGGGTTTGGTCGGCGACGTCGAAAACGGTCTGGCCGGCATGATCTCAGAATTGCCGATGCCACCCGGCCTGGTGAAAAAATTCATCAGCGCCGGCGAGGCAGCCTTAATGGGCGGCAATCCGCTGACGGCTTTGATGGGGCCTTTGGGTTCGCCTGGTGGCCTGATCAATACCGTGATTGGCGTGTTCAGCGGTTCTACCGGTTTGCTGTCGAATGCCATCAGCGCCGGTTATGCCTTTTTGATGCGTCCGTCCGGCTTGGCCGACCTCGGTGTATCCTCCAATCTGTTCGGTGGCTCACCGGTTCCGGTCGCCAACCAGGCCACGCCGCAATCGGCTGCGATCGCATTGCCGCCGTATTCAGCCAGGCCGATGACGGCTTTGCGCCTAATTCAATCTCTGGAACCCAGCGTGGCTTGGCCGGTGACGTCCTCGGTCACGCCGGTCAAAATCCAGGCGGCCAATAATCAGGCGGCTTTGCAATCGGCCCTTGACCAGATTAGCGCGATTGAGCAAGCCAGGCTCAGCGCCGCTTTGGAATATCCGGCTAAAAACGATGCCTATGCGGTGCGCGATTATGTTTGCACCCGCCTGGCCGCCATCGCCAAAACCGCCGATTACGATGTATATGCGGAACTGCAAAAGCTCCGCGCCGCCGTGCATACGGATTTGACCACGCGCGGATCGGCAGACGCCTCGGTTCTGACCATTATTCCAAAGACCACATTGCCGGCGCTGGTGATCAGTTATCAGCAATACGGCACAGCTATCCGCGAAACCGATATTTTGCAGCGCAATCCGCAAATCGAGCACCCTTGTTTTGTGCCGGGCGGCCGGCCATTGGAGGTGTTGAGTGCCTAAACTGGAGCTATTAATCGACAAGCAAGCCTGGAGCGGCTGGACCAGCATCCGTGTGGTGCGTTCGATCAAACAGGCCGCCAATACCTTTGACTTGGAGCTGACAGACCGCTGGGCCACGAGCGACGTGATCAAATCCATCTGGGCGGACTCCGATACCATCCGCGCCATCCGAGACGATGCGCCGTGCCAGGTGTTGATCGATGGCGAGGTAGTGATCAGCGGTTATATATTTGAAATCATGCCCAATTACGATGCTGAAAGCCACTCGATAGCTGTCTCCGGCCTCAGCGCCGCCGCCGATCTGATCGATTGTTCGCTGAAAGGCCAACAATTCAATGGCCGGACTTTACTGCAAATTGCCAATGACCTGGCTAAACCGTTTGGCATTGCCGTGGCGGCTGAAGCCGATATCGGCGGCCCGTTCGGCAAAGTGGCGCTGGAAGCCGGCCAAAGCATTTTCGAGTTTTTGGAGGAATTGAGCCGGATACGCGGTGTGCGCCTGGTCAGCAAAGCCGATGGCTCAATTGCTTTTATCAAAACCGGTACCGACGTTGCACCCACCTCATTAATTTATGGGCAAAACATACTGAAAGGTGCGGGACGCTTTAGCAGTTCCGACCGGTTTAGCGATTACCGGGTGGTGGCGCAAAGTTCCGGTACCGATTTATTCCACGGCGAATCCGCCGCCCATGCCGAAGCATTGATTCAGGATCTGAACTTGCGGTACCGGCCTAAATGCATCATTGCCGAGGGTTCCGCCTATAACAAGCATTGCAAAATTCGCGGTTTGTCGGAAATGAACCGTCGGGCCGGGGAAGGCCGCAGCATGTCTTTTACCGTGCAAGGTTGGCGGCATGCGCAGGGTTTATGGGAGCCGAATATGTTGGTTGATGTAGACGACCCGCTGATGAACAAGCGCGACCGGTTATTGATCAGTCAGGTCACGTTCAGCGTCGATAACCAAGGCGGTAATACCACTACGCTGGAAGTCGCGCCGAAAGAGGCTTTCGATCTCGAACCGATGCCGGAACCGACTGGCAAAAAAAATTCAGGCTGGAGTGGGCAATGGAAAGAGTATTAGGCCCGATTAAACGCCGCATACAATTGATGATCACACGCAGTGTGGTCACTCTTGTAGATAGCACAACTCTTTTGCAAATGCTGCAAGTCTCTACAATCGGTGCGGTTTCGCTGGATGCTGTGGAGCATTTCGAAAATTACGGCCATACCTCCAACCCATTGCCAGGCGCGGAAGCGATTGTGTTCAGCGTCGGTGGTCGCCTGGGTCATGAAGTTGCCCTCAATGTGGCTGATCGGCGATATCGGCTCAAAGGGTTGGCCTCAGGTGAAGTGGCGATCTATGACGACCTCGGTCAATTCATCATTTTGAAGCGCGATCAAATCCATTTTAAATCGCCTAAGGTGGTCATCGAATCCAACTCGATCCACCTGGGCGGTGAAGGCGGCGCACAAATCGCCCGAGTCGGTGATCATGTCAATGTCGGTACTGGCTCCAGCGCTGGCCTTTGGCCCATCGTTGAAGGTTCGGATAAGGCGGCATCATTATGACGGTCACCCAAGATTTTCACGTTGTGTACAACGCGTACTGGCAATTCATTGTGCCGTTCGTCAACGGCAACCCAGGTATCGATAACAGTCTGCGCTCTGCCGTCATCGCCAGCCTGTTTACCGACCGCCGCCTGACCGCCACCGATCCGCGCCCGCAGCACGTCGATGCCGAACTGGCCGATTACCAGGGCGGCAACTGGGGCGATGATTATCCGACTGACGGCAGCACACCAGGTTCGCAAGCTAGGCCGCGCGGTTCGCTGCTATGGGTGCTTCGTCGCGCAAAGGAAATCGATGAAACCCAGCAGCTCGCTATCATTTATATAGAGCAAGCGTTGAAATGGCTGATCGATACCGCTCGGGCAACAGCCATCACGGTAGACGCCTGGTGGGCGCAACCCGGCATGTTGGGCTGTTCTATCGATATCACTCAGCCTGATGGTTCCCTCTGGCAAACTCAATTTCAATCGGTCATCGCATGAGCAATTTTACCCGCCCAACTTTGCAGCAAATCCAATCGCGCGTCAGCGTGGATATGGATATCGTCGGCGGCGTCGATCCGACTCAATACAATGCGATTGTCGAGGGGATCAAGCAGGCGCTGGCCGGCGTTTCCCATGGCTTGCATGGGCATCTGGATTATTTGGCGACGCAATTTCACCCCTATACCGCGACAGGGTTATCGCTCCAGCAGTTTGCCGCTGTATACAATATTCCTCAATTGCCGGCTACCATCGCCGGCGGCACGGTCACATTTACCGGCACGGACGGCGCTGATCTGCCGGCCAACACGCTTTGGCAAAGTCGTTTTGGGCAGGAATACGCTACTGGCGCTGATGCCGTGATCGCGGGAACGTCGGGCAGCGTGGCCTTGATTGCCATACAGGCCGGCGCGGCAGGTAATCTGGCCGCCGGCGAGCTGCTGACGTTGGTCAGTCCGGTGCCGCATATTAATAGTACGATCACTCTATCCGGATCCGGACTGACCGGCGGCACCGATATCGAATCATTCGATGCGTTGCAGGCGCGTTACTTTCGCCGGGTGCGCCAACCGGCGAAAGGCGGCAACGATGCCGATTACGAGTCATGGGCTTTGGATTTTCCGGGCGTGACCCGCGCTTGGGCTATTTCGAATGGCATGGGTGACGGTACCGTCGTTTTGCGCTTCATGATGGATAATACATATGTCGACGGCATTCCGCTCACGGCCAATGCCACGGCGCTGTATAACTATATAGATACCTTGCGGCCGTCCGGTATGTCGGGACTTTATGTTGTGCCGCCGGTTGCCGCGCCGCTCAATCCGGTGATTCAGCTCAAGCCGAACAATACCACGGTCCAAACCGCCGTACAGAAGCAATTGGCATCTTTGATTTTGGATGAAGCCATGCCGGAAGACGGCACCGGTTCCGGCAAATTGCTGCTTTCGCATATCCAGGAAGCGATTGCCATCGCCGTGGGTGAAACCGATCACGTCCTGACCGCGCCGTCCGCCAATGTCACGCCGACGACCGGCCAAATCGTCACGCTCGGCACCATCACTTTTAGTACGCTTGCATGAAGACGGCTGATGATTATTTGCAAACGCTGTTGGCTCATTTGCCAATTGGCCGGCTTTGGGATGATCTACGCCAACCCGGCAGTGGCGTATATGAAATCCTGGCATCAATTGCCCAGGAATACGCCCGTGTCGATGCGCGGGCGGAAGCTTTGCGCAATGAGCTGGACCCGCGCTATACCACCGAGTTACTGAATGATTGGGAAGCCTATGCCGAATTGCCCGATCCTTGTGCCCTGGGCGTCAATACCACGCTCCAGGAGCGCCGTGCCGCGCTGGTGTCAAAGCTGACATTCACAGCCGGACAATCCCGTGCATTCTACCTGTCGTTGGCTAGCGCCATGGGCTACACCATTACGATCCAGGAATATAAGCCTTTCGTTTGTGGCCTCAGCCAATGCGGCGTCGATCAGCTATTGGCTTATGGCCACAAAGTCCGCCACCACTGGCGAGTTCTTGTACACGGCCCGCGCGTCACCTATTTCCGTTGCGGCGTCAGCCAATGCGGCATTGATCCAATCACTAAAATCAGCATCGCCCAGGATTTGGAGTGCCGGTTCCGACATCTAAACCAGGCGCATCGAAATCTCCATTTCACCTACCAACCATGAGGCTAGCATGATCTATAACCCACCCGTCGGCGGCGGTTCCTCCGATCCATACGTCACCGGCGACCCGGCAACCGATACACCTGGCTCGATCCCGCCCGGCGCGTCGATTGAGCACCCGCAACGCGAGATTGTGAATGTTATTCTCGCAGCCGGTTTGACACCTTCGGGGGCGAATTTGGCGCAATTGTTGGCGGCGTTGAATGCTGGCTGGAACCTGAGCAAGAACCTAGCCGCGAGTGGACATCTAGTCCTGCCTGGAGGCCTGTTAATCAATTGGGGGCAATCTAGTTCGATAGGGGGGTTGGGTTCAACGACCGTGACCTATGATCTGGCATTTTCCATTGTGTATGCCTATTCTGCAACGCCAGTCGTCTCCGCTGGCACAGGATCTGGACAGACTGCTGTAGCGGCTCAAAACACAACTTTTCCGCTTTCTAAATTGGACATTACTCGTTCGGATGCCTCGGGTGCAACGTGCGGAATGTCGTGGATTGCTGTCGGAAAACCGTAATAAAAGGAAATCTACAATGAATAAATGGTCACCAAGTACGCGCGGGTTTTACGCCTTGCAGTCATCTTTCATTCCTGCCGACGCCGTCGAAATAACAGATCAGCAAAAAATTGATTTGCTAGCGGCTGAATTAGCTGGCTTAGAGATCATGCCCGATGTGAATGGATTCCCCGTCGCACAGGCGAAGAGTGTTTCGCTTCAAGATTTGAAATCAGTTCAGATTAAAAAAATATCTCAGGATTGTCAGGACTCTATTATTGCCGGCCAACTTTCATCTGCCCTTGGCGCTGAGCATCTATATCCAACTGCACCAATCGATCAGCAAAATCTGACCGCTAATTTTTCATCATCGTTGGTTCCAGGTCTTTCCAGCAATTGGTCGACACCCCAAATGTGTCGTGATTCTGATGGTGTGTGGGCATATCGTCTTCATTCGGCTGCTCAAATACAACAGGTTGGTATTGATGTAAAAGCGGCGATAGTGGCTATTTTGTTGCACAAATATGCCCTGCAATCTCAGATTAATGCCGCTACAACTATAGAGGCGGTCAAAGCCGTCGTTTGGTAAACGGTGCGACCGCTACGAGTGCGCTAACACCCGTAGCGGCCACCATCGGCTGAACAGACCAGCGTCAGGCCAAGGCACCGCGCGTGTACACGCAGTGCTAGGCTATCACGCAAAATGAAAGCATGGAAATTGTTAGATGTGGAAGCTGTAATCGAAAGTTAGCGGAAGCTGTGTATATAAAACTTTCAATCAAATGCCCCAGGTGTGGGGCGATTAACCAACTGAAGGCCTTAGAGCCTCATACCAGCACGCCGAGAGCGTCTGATCATGAGGCTCAAAATGTTACAAACAAACGATAAACACTGTCATGCCTGCGGCCAATATCTTGCCGACAAACTGCGTCCCACAATTGGTCCCGATAACAGATTTGTACTTTATGCAAATGATTTTCGTGATGTTGGTCTTGCTATCGGTGATGATGCTGTTGATGCGGTCATTTCCGATCCGCCTTACGGTTCTGGAGGTTTCACTGTTAAAGACGTGTTGAAGCCATCGAAAACTAAGTATGTGAATTCAGAATCGAAATATCAAATGACATTACCCGATATTGATGGCGACTCTTTACACCCGATGGCATGGCGGCAATTGATGACCGATGCCTGTAATATGGCAAAGCGAGTGCTTACTGATCGCGGCGTTCTTGTGTTGTTTATCGACTGGCGAAATTTGCCACAACTACAAGAGATAATCCATTCAACCGGTTTTACCTTACGCGGCACAGTGATCTGGAATAAAGGCAACGGTTCTCGACCCATCAAGAACGGATTTAAGAACCAATCGGAGTTCATGTTATGGGCAACTAAAGGCAAAATGCCAATCCGTTCAACACCTGTTTATCTGCCAGGTGTTTTGAGTCATTCAACGATGACCGGCGGCAAGGTTCATATCACGCAAAAACCCGAATCGCTGATGTTGGATGTGGTTAAGGTCTGTCCCGAGGGTGGATCGATTTTTGATCCTTTCATGGGTTCCGGTACAACTGGCGTCGCAGCCCTAAAATCAGGCCGAAGATTTATCGGTTGCGAATCGGTCAATCAGTATTTTGATACATCGGTACGTCGTTGCACCGAAGCGTTGGAAGCCAGTTTGTAACATAAGCAATTCGTTTGCTGAATTGCAAAGTGAAAACGCGCCGATTTATCGCATAAAATCATGCTGATTTATCGCGCGCGGCTTCAATGTGGAAAGCCAATTCCGACTCCGGTCGTACTTCGGCTTTGGCGGCGGGCACGAATTCCCGGAACTT